GATTGAACAAGCATGGCACTTAAAAAAGGACAAAGGTCATTAGTTGCGTGGACAAAACAAAAATGGAGAACCAAGTCAGGCAAACCTAGTACACAAGGGTCAAAGGCTACTGGTGAACGTTATCTACCTGAAAAAGCAATTAAGGCTCTTAGTGCCAGTGAATACGCCGCCACTACGGCTGCTAAACGCAAGGCAACTAGAGCAGGTAAACAAGTGGCTAAACAGTCCAAAAAGATTGCAGAAAAAACATCAAGATTTCGTAGATTCAGCTAAAGTAAAAGAACAATTACGATTAGCAAGGATGCAGGAGAAGATTAAGAATGATACAAGCACTGATAGGACCACTCGCAAATCTCGCAGGAACGTGGTTTCAAAACAAAGTAGAAAAAACAAAAGCAGATGGTCTCGCTAAAGTAGCTGAAGCAAAAGCAAGAGCAACAGTAGCAGAGAAGGTAGCCGCAGGTGAGATTGAGTGGGAAGGCAAAATGGCTGATGCTACAAATGATAGCTGGAAAGACGAATTTGCCTTAGTTGTCCTACTAACCCCTGCAATTTTGGTCTTCATTCCCGGGATGACAGAGTATGTGGAACATGGATTTAGTATATTGGCAACTCTACCAGAGTGGTATCAGTACCTCTTATATATCGCAATTAGTGCATCGTTTGGGATTAAAGGGGTCGGACAAGCAGCAAAGATGTTTAAAAAGAAATAATGTCTGACGTAGAGGAAAGAATTAATAAAATAATAACAGAATCTATATTGCCTAGTATACAAATGCATGGTGGACATGTAGAGTTACAATCTTTTAAGGATGGTATAGTAACAGTATTTTTAAGTGGTGCGTGTAGTGGGTGTGCAATGTCTACACTAACACTAAAGATGGGAATAGAGAATATGTTAAAATATTATATACCTGAAGTATTAGCTGTCGAGGGTATAGAAGACCCTAACTCTACAGTTAGTCCGTATTATCAATAGGTATATAATGACATATAAAGCTAGGATATATTTAAAGTTATCATCTTTTATTTGTAAGATAGGTAATTATTTTTGGCATAAACATGTTAAAGAAATACGTAAAGAACAAACAACGAGATTAATATAATGAATTTAGTAAAACTACAGAATGAATTGGCTGATGATGAGGGTATAAAGTATGAATTGTATCTTTGTTCAGAATCACATTTGACCGGAGGAATTGGACATTTGATTACTGAATGGGATAAAGATTATTATGATAAACCTGTAGGAACACCTATACCTAACGAACAAGTCAATGAATGGTTTGAGAGAGACATAGAAACAACTATAAACGATTGTAAACTATTATTCTCTCAATTTGATAACCTACCTGAAGATATACAACATGTATTAGCGAATATGTGTTTTCAATTAGGTAGACCTCGTTTATCCAAATTTAAAAAAATGATTGCTGCTGTAGAAGATATGAATTGGGAAAAAATGGCAGACGAGATGGAAAATTCACGTTGGTTCCAGCAAACAAAAAATAGAGCTAAACGTTTAATTGCTATAGTGGATAGACAGTATTATAGAGAGAACGTACCAATATGAGTAGAACATTAACAGAAAGACAACAAAAGTTTCTTGATGTATTATTTGATGAAGCAGGTGGAGATGTAGTGCAAGCTAAATTAATTGCAGGTTACTCTACAAGCTCTAGCACAACAGACATAATTAAATCTTTAAAAGATGAAGTCTTAGAAGCTACACAACTATACATGAGTAGAAACGCACCTAGAGCTGCTGTAGCTATGGTGAGTGGATTACTAGACCCTACCGAGTTAGGCATAAGAGATAAGATGTCTGCAGCAAAAGAATTACTAGACAGGACAGGATTAGTTAAAACTGAAAAGATGCAAGTAGAAAGCACAGGTGGTGTTATGCTATTACCTGCTAAAGATAATGAATAGAAGTTTAGGCAAGTGGAAATTACCACAACCTACTGATTTAAAAGACGAAGACCAAAACGAATGGATACAAATACCACGTATAGCTAGAACTGTTCCTTTTGGATATAAACTAAATGATGAAGACCCTGACTTATTAGACCCAATACCTTTTGAATTAGAAGCCATAGAAATGGCTAGAAAATACGTGAAACAATATTCATATCGTGAGGTAGCTAATTGGCTAACTACAAAAACCGATAGATTTATATCTCACGTTGGTTTACGAAAAAGGTTAATGTATGAAAGACAACGTAAGGACAAAGCTAGAACTCTTAGAAAGTGGGCAGCTTATGCCGAGAAAGCAATCGAGAAGGCGAAAGAAATCGAAAGCCAAAGAACAGGTGCAAGAGCCTAAAATACAGGAAGTAGCAGATGTAGAAGCAGTTCCTGTTGAAGAGCAAAACATAGTATTTAAACCTAATGCAGGTCCTCAAACAGAGTTTCTTGCGGCAGGAGAAAGAGAAGTATTATATGGTGGAAGTGCAGGTGGCGGCAAGTCTTATGCTATGCTTGCAGACCCTTTACGATATATGGGTCATCCCTCATTTAGTGGGTTGTTATTACGACATACAACAGAAGAACTTAGAGAACTTATATTTAAATCTAAGGAAATGTATCCTCAAATATGGAAGGGTATAAAGTGGTCAGAAAGAAAGATGCAATGGGAAGCACCATCAGGTGCAAGGTTATGGATGTCATACTTAGACCGTGATGATGATGTGCTTCGTTATCAAGGTTTGGCATTTAGTTGGATAGGGTTTGACGAATTAACCCAATGGTCTACTCCGTATGCTTGGAACTATATGCGTTCACGTTTGCGTTCTACTGCACATGATTTACCTGTGTATATGAGAGCAACAACTAACCCCGGAGGTCCGGGACATCAGTGGGTCAAGAAAATGTTTATTGACCCTGCACCATACGGAAAACAATTTAATGCCACAGATATTGAGTCAGGGAACGTTCTTTCCTATCCAAAAGGACATAGTAAAGCAGGACAAGCCTTATTTAAAAGAAGATTTATTCCTGCAAGATTATCAGACAATCCCTATCTCGCAGAACAAGGTGACTATGAAGCAATGCTTCTATCCTTACCTGAACACCAACGTAAGCAGTTGCTTGAGGGTGATTGGGATATTAAAGAAGGTGCTGCTTTTACTGAGTTTGATAGGAATATTCACGTTATTGAACCTTTTAACATTCCAAGAAATTGGGTTAAATTTCGTGCTTGTGATTACGGTTATGGGTCTTATAGTGGGGTGTTGTGGTTTGCTGTTTCTCCAGACGAGCAGATTATTATATATAGAGAGTTGTATACTTCTAAAGTCCTTGCCACAGATTTGGCAGATATGATATTAGATGCAGAAGCAGAAGATGGCAATATTAAGTATGGTGTGTTAGATAGTTCGTTATGGCACAAACGTGGTGATACAGGACCTTCACTAGCAGAACAAATGATTATGAAGGGGTGTCGCTTTAGACCATCAGATAGAAGTAGAGGTAGTAGAGTATCAGGTAAAAATGAAATACATAGAAGATTACAAGTTGACGAGTTTACTGAAGAACCTAGATTAGTGTTTTTTAATACATGTACAAACACTATATCGCAGTTACCTGCACTACCTTTGGATAAGAAAAATCCTGAAGATGTAGACACAAGAGCAGAAGACCACTTGTATGATGCGTTAAGATATGGTATAATGTCAAGACCAAGATTTAGCATATTTGACTATGACCCTATGGGTAGACCAAGTTCAGGTATGCCTGTAGCAGATTCAACCTTTGGATATTAATATGGCAGAAGATAATGAAGTAATGATTGAGGATGATGCTATAGCATTAGAAGATACAGGAAACACTGTAGACGAAGATGCTGATGTTAGCAATATAATTCCTTTTGTTCAAGAACGATTTTCACGTGCAGAAGATTATCGTAATAATGATGAAGAAAGATGGCTAAGAGCATATAGAAATTATAGAGGACTATATGGCTCTGATGTACAATTTACAGAAGCAGAAAAATCTAGAGTATTTATTAAGATAACGAAAACAAAAACGTTGGCAGCTTATGGTCAAATTGTTGATGTTTTATTCGCAGGTAATAAATTTCCGTTAAGTGTTGACCCTACAGAGTTACCTGAAGGTGTTGTAGCAGATGTACACTTTGACCCTAAAGAACCTGAACAGATGAGAAACGAAGCATCTGCATCTAGTCCATATGGATTTAAAGGTGATGGCAATGATTTAAAACCGGGTGATACATTAAAATCATTACAAGATAGATTAGGAAGTTTGCAAGATAAATTAGAACCTGTACAAGATAAACTAAAAGAAGGTCCTGCACAAACTCCTACAGCTATTGAGTTTAGTCCTGCAATGGTTGCAGCTAAAAAGATGGAAAAGAAAATACATGACCAACTACAAGAATCAGGTGCTAACAAACAACTAAGAAGTTCAGCATTTGAAATGGCTTTGTTTGGCACAGGTATTATGAAAGGACCTTTTGCACTAGATAAAGAATATCCTAATTGGAACGATGAGGGTACATATGACCCACTATTTAAAACAGTTCCACAAGTTTCACATGTATCAGTATGGAACTTTTATCCTGACCCTGATGCAAACAATATAGAAGAAGCTCAATATGTTATTGAAAGACACAAGATGTCTAGGTCACAATTAAGAGCTTTAAAAAAGAGACCATACTTTAGGTCTGCTGTAATTGATGAAGTTATAGCACAAGGCGAAAACTATTATAAAAAGTATTGGGAAGATGATTTATCTGATTATGCTATTGACCACGGTATAGATAGATTTGAAGTTCTTGAGTATTGGGGTATGTGTGATATCGAAATGCTTGAAGAACAAGGTATAGAAATACCTAAAGAATTACAAACCTTTGATGAGCTACAAGCTAACGTATGGATATGCAATGGTAAATTACTTAGAATGGTATTGAATCCATTCAAACCATCTACTATACCTTATGTAGCAGCACCATATGAATTAAATCCATACTCATTCTTTGGTGTAGGTATAGCCGAAAATATGGATGATACACAAACTCTTATGAATGGTTTTATGAGAATGGCTGTGGATAATGCTGTATTATCAGGTAACTTGCTTATAGAAGTAGATGAAACTAACCTAGTTCCGGGTCAAGACATGTCAGTATATCCGGGTAAAGTATTTAGAAGACAAGGTGGTGCTCCGGGTCAAGCTATCTTTGGTACGAAGTTCCCTAACGTATCTAACGAAAACTTACAGTTATTTGATAAAGCTAGACAACTCGCAGATGAAAGTACAGGTATGCCATCGTTTGCACATGGACAAACAGGTGTATCAGGTGTAGGTAGAACTGCTTCAGGTATATCTATGCTTATGAACGCAGCTAGTGGTAGCATTAAGACTGTTATTAAAAATGTAGATGATTATTTACTTAGACCATTAGGCGAAGGTTTCTTTCGTTTTAATATGCAGTTTGATTACGACAGTGAAATAAAAGGTGATTTAGAAGTTAAGGCTAGAGGTACAGAAAGTCTAATGGCTAATGAAGTACGTAGTCAAAGATTAATGTCTTTCTTACAAGTAGCATCTAATCCTGCACTTGCACCGTTTGCTAAGTTTCAGTATGTAATTAGAGAGATTGCAAAGTCTATGGACTTAGACCCTGAAAAAGTTACTAATAATATGAGTGAAGCAGCTTTGCAGGCAGAGATAATGAAGCAATTTCAAGGTCCTACACAAGGACAACAACAACAACCTATGCAAGGTGGAGCACAAGCATCACCAACAGCAGGAGCTAACCCATTAGACCCCACAGGAGCAGGTGGTGGTAATATAGGTACAGGACAAGCACCTGTTCCGGGAGAGAGAGGATTTAGTGGTAATGGTGGACAAGCAAATACTCAGCCAACTGAAAACGTTAGTCAACAACCCCAAAATACTGAACAGCTTCAATAATTATCTTGATGCTGTAATAGAAGAACAACATAAAATATTAGAACAGTCAGACGATATTTTAACTGTTCAAAGGTCGCAGGGTGCTGTGGCAGTTTTACGCAAACTTAAATTACTAAGGGATAAAGTAAATGTCAGAGAAGAAAAAAATTAAAAACGAAGATATAAAAGAAGCAGTTGAAGTTGGGGTTGCTGATACCCAACTAGCAAATCTTCCTAGAAAAGAACTCATAACTGAATTAACTCGTAGAGGTCGTACACTAGAGGATATAATGAATTTAAAAAATCTTTCAGGACCTGAACTAGAAGCACTAGCGATATCAAATGAAGGAAAAAATAAAGGTGGCTCAATATCTAAACAAATGGAATTGTTTTCAGAAGGTGGTTTGAAACAAGAAGGTGGTTCAGTTGACCCTGTATCAGGTAATGATGTGCCTGTAGGGTCTACAAAAAAAGAAGTTCGTGATGATATACCTGCTAGGCTAAGTGAAGGTGAGTTTGTTATGCCTGCCGATGTAGTTCGTTTTCATGGCTTAGATAAGATGATGGAACTACGTGATGAAGCTAAAATGGGTCTTAAAAGAATGGAAGCTATGGGTCAAATGGGTAATGCAGATGAAGCAACCTTACCTGATGATGTTCCTTTTGGAATGGATGACTTAGATATGGATGATGAGCCAACAGAAATGGCAGAAGGTGGTATAGTACAAGCTGCTAACGGTACATTTATGAGTCCAAATACAGGCATTGGTGGATTTCAACAATCACAGTTTGCTAATTACACACCACAATTTACTTCTTATGTGCCAACACAGCTACCTACAACAAGCTATATAGCACCTCAACAGCAGACAACACCTTTAGCATCACAGCAGACATTACCTAAGTTTGAAGATGTTATACCTGCACCTGAAGGCAAATATGATGAGATAATAGAATATGAAAATGAAGAAGGATTAAAACTTAGTATACCATTTGTAAATGGAAAACCTATATTTCCTATTCCAAAAGGATATAAAAAAGTAGACAAAGGTTTAGTCAAGCCTGACCCTAAACCTGAACCTATTGTTCCTTCTGTTCAAACTCAACAGAGAGAAGATGACGGTGGAGATGACCCTAGACCTACTGTTGTAGAAACTGCTACATTAGGAAATACTAAGTATAACATAGGATATACAAGTAGTGACCCAATAGGTTTACCGGGAATACTCGGTGGAATAGCTACAGCAGTTAGTGGAAGAAATGACCAAGTTACTTTAACAAATCCAAGTACAAAAGAAAAAGCTACCATATCAAAACAAACATTTGATTCATTAAAAGGACAATCAGGAAGCCAAGTTAATTCATTTTTAGGTAATGTTTTTAATGCTCAAAAAGCAGTTGATTTTAATAAAGATAGAATAGCACAGAATTTTCCTGTAAGGTCTGCTGTTAAAGATGTTGGTGCAGCTTTTGGTATAGGACAAAGTTTTGGAACACCTATAGACCAACAAACTGCCGCAGCAAAAGAAATAGCTAAAGATATGAATATAGATTATAATGGTCAATCTTTAGCTGAAATGATTGCTATGTCTATAGCCGATAAAGATAAAACAACTACAGCCACATCTAGAACAGATGTTTTAAAATCTAAACCCGGTCAAAGAAGTATGATGCAACAATACTATGATAAACAACTTGATTTAAGTAGAGTAACTCCTGCTATAGAACAACCACCTTTAACTTTAGAGCCTGCTGTTGCTACAAGAGGTGTAACAAGGGGAGTAACAAGAGACCCATCAAGAGGATTATCTCCGGGTGCTTTAGGTGGTAGGGATGTGTATGGTTATGGTTCTATGACACAAAGCACAGACGATGAAGCTGCTGATATTGCAGGAGCAGGAGCAGGTGCTCCACAGGCAACAATGAGTCCACAAGAAGCTCAACAAAAGGGTATTGAAATGGGTTTTGAATCTCATACTGTTGCTCCGGGAACTGCTACTAATGAAGCTATAGCACAGGCAGAAAATCAAGGTGATAAGGCAGCACCTGCAGGCTCACAGTATAGTGCCAATGGTAAATTTAGTTCACCTGAAAGAGAGCCTAGTGGTGGTGGAAGTGATAGCTCATCTTGTTTTATAAAAGGTACAAAAGTAACTTTACATAACGGTAAAAAACGTAGTATAGAAAAATTAAAAAAAGGTGATTTAGTTTTAGGTGTAAATGGTATTACAAATAAAGTATTAGGTTTAGAAGAAATATTATCTAATGAAGATACTATTCTTGTTAAACCTGAAGGATACAAGAATTATTTTATAACTAATAATCATCCGTTTTATCATAAAGGAAAACTAGTATCTTACAATGCGAAAAGAAATAATCAATATAATCCTTGGTTAGGAAATGTGTTAGATGCAAAAAAGTATGTAAAACATAAAGAAAAAGTTGCAAATAAAAAACAAATAGTATATAATATATATCTTGATGGAGACCATACTTTTTATGCTAATGGCTTACCTACTCATAATATTGTAACTAATGGATTTATATCTTTTGCATTATTATACTCTAAATATATATCAAATGATGATTATATACATGACATAGAGTATACTCAAGGAGTTAGTAACAGATTAATAAGATTAGGATATTTTAAACTTGCATATCCTATAGCTTATCAAATTATGGAACAAACAACATTTGGAAAAATATGTGCCTTTGTATGCAAACCTTTTGTTACTATGACTTCTAGTATAGCACAAAAAAAGAAATCATCTAATATAATAAAAGCTATAGGATATTCAATAGTGTATCCTATGTTTTATTTACGAGGATTATTTGAAAGTATAAGGATTAAAAATGACAGAAGAATATTATCAAGCAATTAGAGAAAGATATATAAATCTATCTGATGCTGAAAAAGAATTAATTAGAAAGTTAATAAAAACTAAAACAGGTGCTGCTTTAGCAAAAATATTTGGTAAAGAGTTTATGGATAGATTTGTTTTACTAGAGCCTAAGAAACGTGGACTAGCATCACGATAACTGCTAGATAGATGGCTACTTATCCCCCAATGTAATGGCTACGATAACCCCAAGGAGAAACTAAATGGCTGAACAAGCTCAAGAGATGGTGGTAGATGCTACACCAAAGAAAAAAGCATTTATGAATAAACGTTCTACTCACGAAGAAAGAATTAAAAAAGATGAGGAAGAATTGCAAGAACTAATAAAAGGTCAAGAGGTTGTTGCTGAAGAATCTGTTGAAGAAAAGAAAGATAAGAGTGAAGAAGAACCGACTTCGGCTGAAGAAAGAACTTTTAAAAAACGTTATGGAGACTTACGAAGACACTCCCAAGAAAAAGAAAAACAGTTCCAACAACAATTAGATGAGTTAAAAGAACAGTTAACTAAAGCAACTAAAAAAGAAATAAAGTTGCCTAAATCAGATGAAGATATAGAAGCATGGGCAAAAGAGTATCCTGATGTAGCTAAAATTGTAGAAACTATTGCTATGAAGAAAGCAAGAGAACAAGCAGTTGAGCTAGAAAACAAAATACAAAAGATAGATGAAATGTCTCTTGAAGCCAAAAAAGAAAAGGCTGAAGCAGAGTTAATGAAACTTCATCCTGATTTTGGTGATATAAGAGATAGTGATGAATTTCACGAATGGGCAGATGAACAACCTAAATGGGTACAGGATGCACTTTATGAAAACGACAATGATGCGAGGTCAGCATCAAGAGCTATTGACCTCTACAAAGCAGATAAGGGAATTGGCAAGCCAACTAAGAGCAAGAACGATAAAAGTGCTGCTAAAGAAGTTAATACGAAAAAAACTAGGTCTATTCCTGATGCTGAAGGAGCAACTAATAAAATTTTAGAGTCTGACGTACAGAAGATGTCTGCAGATGAATATGAAAAAAATGCAGATATAGTTATGGAAGCAATACGTTCAGGAAACTTTATATACGATTTATCTGGTTCAGCTAGATAAAATAGTTGACAAACAGTTATTTATATGTATAACTAATATCAACTAGAAGTGTGACCTCTCCACGTGGACAACTCACATACTACACTACACTTGAAAGCCTACCTAATTGTATGAGCCTACACTTGATTAGCTATCAAACGTACAACCTCAAATACTATTAGCCGATGACGAGTAAATATAGCACATCTCGTGCATTAGTTTTATTTTCAAAATGGAGATGAAAATGGCATTTAAAACTGCAGCAGGTTACGGTAATCTGCCTAATGGTAATTTCTCCCCAGTTATTTACTCTAAGCAGGTTCAGTTAGCCTTTAGGAAAAACTCCGTTGTTGAATCAATTACAAACTCCGACTATTTCGGAGAGATTAGCAACATGGGTGATTCCGTAAAAATAATAAAAGAGCCAGAAATCACCGTTAAGGAATATGCTAGAGGTGCAAACGTGCAACCTCAAGACCTTGACGATGAAGACTTCACATTGACTATTGACAAGGCAAATTACTTTGCTTTTAAAATAGACGATATTGAAGAAGCTCATAGTCACGTAAACTTCTCTCAGCTTGCAAGCGACAGAGCAGGTTACAGACTAAAAGACAACTTTGACCAAGATGTTCTTGGTTACTTGTCAGG